GAATCCACTCTCTTACTTTCGCCTCATATTTAACATTAAATGCTTCTGCTTGCGGTAGTTTGTCCATTCCTTGAGAGTAAAGGTAGTTGGAAGCTATCCTCCAGCCCAGTATGGCTTGGTCAAGGTTTTCAGGGTATGCAACCGTATCTGAAGTGCTGGAGTATTGTGTTGGCTTCTTGTAATAAATCAGCCTTATCATCTGTGAAACGTTGTGAGCAGACGTAGGAGTTGGGAATATCTCGTACCAATCGCCCCTATCGTCAAACATTGGCTTGTATGGGTCTGCGTTTGTCCTGTACCAGCTAAATGAACCCTCTGGTAGGTTGGCGACATCAATTTGTGAGGCGGTCTTGTAGTCTTGTGCTGTGGTGTTGGCGTAGTTAAGTTCTATTGCCTTTAAGAAGTACATATCTGTTGGGTAGAGATATGTACCAGTTCCTACCGCACCGTCCCTATATGCTTCTTGTAGCTGTGAGGCATCTGCCCCAGCAGACACCATCTTCCTATGAAAATCTTCTAAGGCTTCGTTGGCAAATATAATAGCGTCAGCATCGGTAAGCCCGTTACTGTCTGTTTGTGCTACCTGTCTTGCAAAAGCTATTACTGTTGAAAGAGTCATAGTTTCGTTTTAATACTCTGCGCTCTGCCCCCAAGTATTTAGGAGCAGAAGCAAAGTGCTAGTTAGAGATTGCACTTTCAATGCGGATAATGCGCTGTGTTCCAGTGCTGTCTTCAAACCTGGTAACACCGAGAGTAACTTTTCCACCGATAGAAGTGTAAAGGTTGAGTGGGTTGTTGCTGTCTGGTGTGGTAACCAAGATTGGAGTTGGCTGTTGGAAGAAGCCCCATCCGAATGACTGTTCACCGAGTACGGTTGTTGGGAATACTGGTACAGTAGAGTTAAAGTAGTTCTGGTATGCGGACTCCAAGTAACGAACTCCCCTGAACTCAGTCATTGTTCCAGCCAAGAGGTCATCTACTGAAGTGTAGCGTCCTGCGTCTAGCCAAGAACCAGTACCAGTTGTACTCATTAAGTCACCCATTACTTGAGGGTGAATTACTGCTACATAGTATCTGCCAGCGTATGGTCTTAGACCAGCTGCGTTAGCAGAGCGTAGGTACTTAACTGCTTTAGTAAGCTCAGACTGTGTGATAGTGTCACCAGCACCCAAACTTGTACGAGACGTCTTTCCACCTGAATAAATAACTCCGTTAGTTCCTGCGTTTACAACTGTTTGGATTACAGTATCAACCATTCTGGCAAGAGCGTTTCTTACCTGTCTTGTAGCACTCTCTACTACTTCAATGGCAGAGCTGTGTACCAAGAGGTCGGTTACTTGTACCAAAATACCGTACTGTGCAGGACCTGTGCTGTAAGCTGTAGCACCCCAAGTTACTGCGGTAGGGTTAGTACCTTCAGTAATTGCGGCCACACCTTCTGTAGAGCTTACTGGAAAGCCAGGTGCGGTAGCTGCTGCACCACCTATAATTGAAGTACCTGAACCCCAAACAGAACCTCCTCCAGCTGCACCACCTGGGCCACCAACAGTTAGCATAGAGGTGTTAATCTTAACTGGAATCTGGTTAGTCTGTGGGAACATTATCCTGTCATAACCCTTTGGTGCGTCTCTTTTAACGCCCAAACGAGCATATCGAAGTACTGGTTCAAGAACTTTGATTTCTTCATTGATGTATGAGACCAATAGTTCGGAGGTATTATTCGAGGCTCCTCCCCATCCAGTCCCACGTGCTGTTACTGCCATAGTGTGTCTCCTTGTTTCAGATTAGTTACAACCTTAGAATTTGTGACAACCCCCCGCTTTCTGCTTCGGCTTGTATAAGCGCTGCCTTACGTTCTTCCTGTGTCATTTCTGCAAAGCTCTTTTCTCCTCCAACTTTAGTGGTGTTGCTTGCGCTTCCACCAGCTGGGCTTTCTACTTCAGGTGCAGGAGTGGCGAATTTACCCTCTCTGGCAAGAATGGCAATAGCAGCGTCTTCTACGTCATATCCCGCCATTACCTTCTCCCTGATTTGTTCTTGATACTCTCCAGCAGAGCTGTATTTAGAAGTTACTTGTGCAAAGTTCTTATAAAAGTCTACTTCTTTTGCTAAGGTAGTTTTTTCATTCTCCAGCTGCTCCTTAGCTCTAGCGAGTTCGTCTCGTTCTTCTGAGGTTAACTTAACTTTCTCTGAAAGGTTTTTAATTCTTAATTCTGTCTTGTTTATCTGCTCTTGATTTTCATCAAGGTCGTAGTCTTCATCAGCCATAGTTTTCTCCATTAAGCCAAGAGGCGAGCTTGGCATTAAGATTTTAGCCTTTAATTCATTGCCCTTACTCGGCTACTGTAAGAGCAAGAGGTCTAGCTTAACTTAAAGCGAGCTAGGTGCTTTTCCGAACACTCATACGAGTCACATACCACCACCAGCTTGTTCGGATTATCTGGGTGTTGGTGGACGTTCATTGTTGACTTATAAAGTACATCATTCGGGTCTTTAGACTCATCACAGTAAGAACAGCGAAGCAAACCAACGTCTTTAAAGTGAGGACAAAGTGTATATTGGACTTGGGACGGCTGGTTTGGGTCAATTACTCCACAAAACTCACATACACCACCTCTCACTTCTGGATAGCGATATGTATACGGTACTGATAACCCCCCCTGTCTTTCGATGTACTTCTGCGGTTGTGCAGTTGTAGCGTTACTCATTTAACTTTCTCCTTAAACCAGACAGTTCATTCCTATGCTCTTCGGCTGTTTTATCAAGGTCTAATTTCTCAGCCCTTGTAATTTGTCCTTGTAGCCTAAAAATCTCTGTCGGGTCTTTCTCTGTCTTTAGTTGATTGATTAGTTTCGACAAGTCCTCATCAAACTTCCTCTTAATGATTATCCAATAGTTGGAAGCTCGTATATGGTCTAAAGCGTCTATTAGCTTTACTAACTCCTCCTCACGCTGTCTTAATGCGGGCTTTATATCTGTACTGTCCAAGACATCCTCAATTGTGAACTTGGAGTTATTCATGGTTAGTTGTTGCCTGACTGACTATTGGTCATTACTTGTACTCTTACGCCGCCATTTGCCATTCCAGCAGTTGCGTAAGTTAGCTGTATTCTGCCTAGCGGGCTAAGAATTGGTAAGCCTGATTCTGCACCAGTACCAAGCGTTGAAGCTCCTGCTCGTCCAATTGCGCCACTGTTAGAAATAGTAGCTGCGGTAATCCATTCTGCGGTTACAGCGTTTACTGCGGATACTACGCTAGTTCTAGCTACGTCATACCAGGTAGTGCCACCGTCATCAGTTGTTTGTAGTACAGCTGATACTCCACCGCCTGTAGTAGCGACAGATGATAGTTTTACAACTACGTTGTCTACGTCTTGCGGAAGTGTAAAAGTATAGGTGGTAGAAGCCACCGAGCTTGCAGAGTGTGTTTCGTCTAGCACACCCTTTAATGGAAGTCTTATTGCCATAATTATTTATCCTTTCTTATTTACTTGATTTAGAATTGAAGAAATGCTTTTCAGCGTAAGTATTCAAACGGGCTTTAGTTCCCTTGCCGTCGTAGGCTTTCTTAGCTGGCATATCCTTCATGTTTTTTGTGTGTTTTGCCCACTCGTCAGCCATTCCTGGCTTATTAGCATGCATCCACTTCATTTGTGCTTGAGATTTAAAAGGCATATTACTAATTCTTAGTTAAAACTGCGCCACCAGTACGCTACCTACTCCAACGCTCTTGGTTGCTACGTTTGCAAACAAACCCTCCGACGTGTTCAAACCCACAATACTTGGCGTACCTTGATTATTCATGTTTGGTAGCCCGATGGTAGCTCTTGGTACTACAAACAGTCTTGTAGTGTTGGCTGGTATGAAATTGTCAAAGTTCGCTGTGCCACCTGCGCTTATTACGCTGGTAGCTTGGCCTGTAGCCCATTTAATCACTGCACCAGTGGTCACTGCGCTTACTTCTAGTACGGTTGTATTAGCAGTAAGGGCTGTAACAGATGAAGTAGAAGCATTATCTCTAGCAGTAACTCCTATTGCACTTGCAGAAGGTGGAAATCCATCCATTAAGTTTCCGTTTCGGTCAACAGGAATTGGTCTGGCATAAGTCATGCTCATAGATTATTTACCTTTCTTATTACTTCATTGAGCTTGTCAACCAACCTATTCAGGTCTTCCCTGCCTAGGTCAAGCCCTAACTCCAATATTCCATCCTTATAAACTATCTTTACGTCTGCTGTGGTGTCTACTACTTCATCTTTAAATTCAATATTAGTTTCTTTCTTTATTCTTGGCATATTACTTATTATTACTGACTTGATTATTGTTTGGATTAAACTCCTGAGCTAAGGGAGTAGCTGAAGATTGAGGATTGCGTTTTTCTGCACCTACGTTAATGGACTGTGGCTTGTTCTGCTGTGGTTGCATTTGTTGTGGTTGCATACCTTGAGCTTGCATTTGTGCTTGCAACATTTGCTGTGCTTTCTGTTCTGCTAACATCCGTTCGTGCATTTCTATGTGAAACCACATTGCCCATGTCTTTGGCATTAACATTTGGTGGATGTAAATGTGCGTGGTGTGGTCGTCCGTTGGTTGTGGTTCTATAAACTCATTTTCTGCCAGTCTTTCGTTTTCGGCTTCAGCGTTAAGTTCGTCTATTGTCTTGGGTAGCATCACATCTATCAAACTTGGGTCGTCTAGGAACTTAGGGAAAAATACGTGCTTATTGAAGTTCCTTATTCCGTCTGGTGGCATTGTCTGCATTAACGCTGGGTAGAGTTGCATCAAGTCTCGTCTTGTCACCAATTCTTTATATTCAGCTTCTTTTGCGGAATAGACTATAACGCTTGGTGGGAAGTCTGTGTTAAAGTCTGACAAGTCTATTGTTTTTGTAGTTATACCCTTAACGCCTACAATGTTAGCCATCTTCTCCTTTAAGGCTGGGCCGTGCTTAGCATATCTGTGAAACCAGTGTGACCAAAAGTCTGCTTCTCCGAACTGCATTATCTTACTCTGTAAACTCTGTGCCATGTCGTTTAGCTGTTGGTCTATGGCCGCTTCTGTTGCTGTGTTTGAGGTCTTGTTCTTTTGAGGCTGTAGGACTACTCCAGTACCTATCGGTGCGTTAGCTTCTTGCTGAAGCATTGAGATGAAGTTAGTCAGTTCAGGGGTCAGTGGTTCTTGCGTGTTTAGCGGTACTACTGCTGTAGTTATGTCATCTACTGGTATGTGCTGGTTTATCTGTCTTGAGAATAACTGTGTTACATCTCTTACCTTGTCAGGGTTGTACATGTAAATCGGATTGGCTTTGTCTTTAGCAGCTATGTAAGCAAGGTTTAACAGTACGCTCTTTGCTCTATGCTTATCCTCTAGCAAGTCAGCTATGCCAAAGTTTATTGAGCTGTGTGGCTCTCTAAAGCTCTCTTTTACCACTATCGGCCATTTAGAGCCTTTTTTCTTTGTTCCGTCTCCGTAGTCTAGGTCATCTAATTGCAGCTTTTCGTCCCACAATACTTTTTGCATTGACCTATCCACCCAATACACATGCTTATCTCCGTCATCATCGTACCCATAGAACTCAAGTATCTGGTAAATATCCCCACCCTGTGAGTCCATTGGTGGCTCTGTGGCTTTCTTGGCTTGGTCTCTTAACGCCTTGTAATTCCACAGTCTTTCCTCTACACCGCTTTGTATCTCGTTTGGGTCTTTAATTCCTTTAATCGTTCCATTATTTATGAGTCGTTTAATCTCATGCTTGGGCTTAATTAACCATTTCCAGTAATAACGCCAGTCTTGGACTTCTTCAAAGAATGGGTCATAACCAAACACTAAGGGGTTAATTACATGAGGCTTCATTATCTTGCGCCTTTTATCAAACCTTAGTGTCTCCATGTAACCTCTGTTAAAGAACAGAGCATCCCATGCCCAATCATAGTCCAGCTTAGCTTTATCCATTTCCTGATAATCGGATTGTGCAAGTATGTTGTATGAGTCAAGTTTGTTCTGTGTTATGCCTTGTGAGGGCGTGAACTTAACTTGTATCTTGTCATCATACAGTGAAGATAAAACCCTATTAAACAACGTCAAAAGAAGCGTGGAAGATATATTTTGGTCACCACGCTCTAAGTTGTTTAGTAATTTTAGTTGCCTGACTTTGCGGTTCTTCCAATTCTCAAGGAAATCTCTACTTTCCTCGTAGCAGTCTTGGATGTATTTTGGTTGCATATCTAGCTAGTTTTCTTTATTGTAGAAAACTTTACCTAGATGTTGTCAAGCATTTTTTATTTCTTTGTAAGAATTTGTTGTAGGTTTTGTGGCTTGTCCATGACTACCCTACCAAACTTCGGTTCACACAATAAGATTATCTTGTATTTCTTTTTGTTCATTAACACTCTTGGTTCAACATCTTCATTCGCTACAAGCCCATCACTCCAGAGCAGTACACGTATTTGTGGCCAGTGTGCGTTGAATAAGTCCTGCTTGGTGGGGAACTTCTTCATGCCTGGTTTAAAGGTAAAGTCAAACTGCCTTATAATGTAAGGCCTGCCTGTACCGCTATCAATTAAAGGGTCTGATTTAGTTTCTAGCTGGTCAGCGTGCCACTTACCCTGTATTGGGTCGTTTATTTCAACTGCCATAGCGTTCTATTGTTTTAATGTCTTGTTCCCAAAACTCTTCTGTTTTATCGTAAAAGCCTCTGCCTCTATTGGCTTTAAACACTTTATTGCTTTTAATCATTGAATCTTCTATCGCCATTGTTAAAACCGCAGCATCTACACAATTAGGGCTTGGTATACCCTCTCTAAACAGGTCTTCTTTAGGTTGAATTATTATCTTGCCGTCCTTGTTCTTGTATTTGACTATTTCAAACTCATTCCACCCGTGGTGTTGTTTTAACCTGCCTCCACTTAACAGCCACCTGCGCTGTCTGAAGTGCCACTCAGCCTTTAGGTTTTGGTACTGGTCATCTTCGCTCTTTTCTCCAAAGCTTACACCTCTTACTGGGTAGTCCATTTCCTTTAATCTATCGTACACGCCCTGCCCTACACCTGTTTTGTCTATCACGATATAATCTGCCTTATAATCTCTATAAAGCTCCATTACAACGCCTACTAACGCCATTGTGTCTCTTAGCTTTTGTTTAAATAGTATCTCTTGTAAATTACCTGATTTAAGCACTATTGCGCTCTCATCTCCACCTGCTGCTGGGTCAACGCCTAGTATCCTATACCCAGAGTGTTCTCCATTGGACGTAAAACACATTTGTAACTCTCTGTCGTTTACTAGCCTTAAATAGCCCTTATCGTCCATTTCTTCATCAAAAGCGTCCCAGTTACCCTCCAAATACGCTTTACGCTGTACTTCTGGTAAACTCTCAAGGCTCTTATAGTATTCACTTGGCAAGTGTGGGTTGTCAGTTGGTAGTGCTGGTACAAATACGAATTCGTACTGTTCTTGTTCGTCTGGTGGAAATATACGCTTTACCCACATGTTTTTTACCCACGCCTCTCCTAATGGGTTACACCCTGCTATAAACTTTGTATCTTTAATACCAGGCCACCTATGCCTAGACCGTAAGAAGTCAAATGTATTCTTTGGGTTTCTGTTCACCTCATCTATTGCTATAACCGCAAACTCTACAGATAGATATTTAGCAGGTTCGTCTAGGTTTCTAAAAGCAATAATCCCTCCGCCATATTCTGGCGCAAGGGTAAACTCTTTCTTAGCTTGATTGTACTCACCTAGCCAGTCTGGGAATTCGTATTTTATCTTAGTTAAGTGACGGTCGTTTAAGCTTGGATAGTCTTCACAAAACAATCCTGCCCTTACACCTTTAATTCCGTATTTAGCGTAGTATTTCATCAACCAATAAACACACGTCCATCTTATCCAGTAGGACTTACCGCTTCCCACACTACCACCAAATAATACAAACTTAAACCTTTTAGAAGCTTCTAGTGCTTCCTGTTGCTTCGGGAAAAACTTTGTAAGTTCGCTGAACTTAATTGCTTCGCTTTCCATCTCTGCTCTTTCTAAGGCTCACGGCAAACGTCGACCACTTAAATAAAATGCCTATCCCAAAAATTTTAAATAACTTCCAGTACTGCCTCCTACTTCTAATAGCATTAAAAATGCGAGAACGTACATAGAAACTTATCCATTTCCCCTGCAAGGGTCCAGAGAAATTGGAATAATATTTTCTATATAACCTCTTAGATAATAATCTAAAAACTATATCATTTAAGATTTGAAATAGTTTATTCATCAACGCTTATGACTTTACTTGTTACTTCGCCTTTAACGTCCACGTCTTG